TCCTCTGACTTTCTGCTATTTGAGTAGCGGTGGTTACTTTACACAATTTTAGAAAGCGGTGGTGGATATCCCAATGGAAACAAAGATACCCACCACCTAACCCCAGCACCGCTCAAACAGTGTCTGGGAATCCTATTTAAGTGCCCTAAATTGAGCCTCAAAGTGCTCTGGTGTTTGCTTGGCCAGTTCAATATGCAGCCAATTAGGCGAGCCTTGGTATGAGCCTGCATTGTCTGTGGCTGTAAAAATCTTGACACCAGCCTTGCCTTCGCCTCGACTACAGCGGTAGCCAGCGCCGTACTCGCCATAGGCGTACCAGTGCATTTCGCACAGTCCGAGCGCTTTGCTGTTGGCTAGGAACCAGTCCCAAATAATACGTGCTTGGGCTTCGTCTTTGTATTTTAGATCAGCTGCGTATCCGGTGGCGTGTACGGATAGTCCTGCGTTGTTTCGCATTGGTCTGTTGGCGTAGGTGCCTAGTGAGGTCATGCCCCAGCGCGCTTTGCATAGTTCGACAAGTTTGGCGGTCACGGGTTTGGTGCCTTTGCCATCCCATGATGGGTAGTACGGGTACGGTCTAACGGTCATGGTGCTGGTGGGTCTTTAGGTCGGTCTTTAAGGCCGTTGCCAGCGAGTACGCCTAGTAGTCCACCTGTCAGCGTTGCGAGCATTGGTGACAGTACAGACCATGCAGCGTCATCATTGGGCGAGACTTCGAGCGGTTGGGTTACAAACAAAAGGCCGTATAGCAATGCCAAGATGGAAGCAAGAAAGGCAAGTGTTAAGCCGATGGCTACAACAAAGATGAGTCGTGCTTTGATTTCTTCGTTTGTGTGTCTGTTGTCTGGTTTCATACGCACTTTCCGCCTGTGCCATAGGCAGGGGCTGGTGTTGTTGGGGTGATTGTTTCGGTTACCCCTCGTAGGGCTTTGTTTTTGGTTGGTGGACAGTTAAGGCGTTCACGGTCTGCGCAAGCGGCGAGCGATGCACAAATCACCAATAGAATTAGGCTTTTACGCATCATGCGGTTCCAATGTCTTCAATCCAATATTGAAATGGCGCAGTTGCTGATGCTGATATTCGACCAGTACCACCGGCAGAACTTACCCGCAATTTTCTTGTGATAGATGCGCTGCTTGTTGCTTGGAATACAAATGAACCACTGAAAGAATAGTCTGTGGAGTTTTGTGTTGGTTGAAATTGAAACGTGCAATACGTCGTTGGCGTTGCATCTGTAATCAGGATGGTCAACAAAGAAAGGGCTGTTCCTGATTGGTGTTGGCCTTGAAAGTTGATTCGGTAGTTACGCCCACTAATGGTTGTCCATGTAATCGTTGCGCCTGTCACGTCTGTTGCTGTTGTAATGCCTGTTTGGTTGGCGGTGATGCTGATTGGAACAGCAACCATCCCAAACGGGAAATTGTTAGCCTGTTGAGCCGTGTATATAGCCCCCGATACGAAGGTTGTGTTAGGTGATGCCATGTTGTGTCTCCTTTAGAAACTTAAAAGATTATTGTCGAGCGTTCCGAAAATCGCATCGTTAAGGGTTAAATACTGGTTGCCGTCCGTACTCTCAAAAGTGTACGAAACAATATGGCTGCTAGGTGTGATGTTGTGGCTAATGCCAGACACAATCAGGGTCTGGGTCTCAGTTGCTGGGGTGCCCACCACAAAGTTTTTAACCACTGTGCAGATACTGGTCATGTCAAGGTTGAGCACAATGTTCTGATCAGTGGCCGATAGCGCCGACATTTCGGTAGATAGGCCTGTAAACCTCAGCACAGGGTTTTTGTACTTGCCCAGCAGATAGTTACCAAGGCCAGCAACCTCTGTGGTAGTGCTATTAAGCAAGTCCGTCAGCGAATACTGCTGGGCCTGATAAAGCGCAATGCTGGCCGAATCGCTAGTTTCTTGTTTTGCCCCGGCGTCAGATTTTGTAATTATGAAGTTATACAAGAGCTCGTCACCAAACTGATTAATGAGCGACTGGTACCTAAGGCCTGTGCCGTTAGTGTTAAAAGTAGCGCCAGCCACCGGATTAAGAACACTAGACCTACCTTTAAAAGTAAGGGTGCCGTTAGCGCTCATAAACAAATAGCCCTGCTCGCTGGTGTTAATCAGTTGCAAATAGTTAAGGCAGTTTGTGTCTTGACTGATAGCAAAAGCGCCAAGGGTAGAGGAGCCAGTGTCAATAGATCGAGCGCCTTGGTAGTTAATTTCGGCAAGGTCTAGCACTGCGTTAATACGTGCACCAGTGGCCTGTGCTGATGGGGTCACAGCGTTAAGTGACTGGTTAGCAAGGACAGTGAAGTTGTCAGAGCATGACGCGTACATCATGTCTTGGTTGCTGATGTCGTAGTCAAGATTCCAATCAGTAATTAGGCCCGTGTAAATTGGTATGCCATTAGCAAGTATCTGCACCGGGCATCGTGGCAGTACAAACGGGTAGTACGGGCTTGACGTGTTGCTCGGGTTCAGTATTTGGCTGGCATTGTCAAAAGCAATAACAGCTGTGCCAGCATTGAACTGGTCTAACTGGCGTGAACGGCCACGGGTAATGCTGACATTCTCTACAAGACTTGTGAGATCAACAAAGGTAACTCCGCCTAAAGTGCCACGGCCTGCAGTGTCTAAAACACCATAGAAAGCATCGTTTAATTGAAACGGTGTACCAAAGCCAGTGGTGCTCTGAAAGCCCACCAGCACTTGCATTGTAGGAACACTCATGCTGGTGCAAATACCGTTCCGCTACGACGCTGTGCCTTTTGGATGGCAGCAATAATGTCCTGACCAACTTGGTCGGGTGTGCTGACCAGTCCAGCGTTCACTGTGATGTTCATACCCATGCCACCAGCCTTAGACAATGGGATTACAGCCTCTGGGCCTGCCTCACCAATAAGCGCCAAAGTAGGGCTAGTAACAATGCCACCAGTAGCCATTGCTTTATAGTCAAGTCCTGCAGGGTTAGCGCCACCAGCTGCGCTACCTTCGCCACCTAAACGACCAAGGCTGATTTGACCTAGCGAGCCAATGTCTTTGCCAGGCTTAATAAGGTTGATGCCCTTAATAACTACGTTAATCATTGTGATAAATGCGTTGGCCATGAACTCAAAATTGCTGGCCACTTGATTGACAACAGCATTAACTACAGCGCGAAAAGTATCAAAGCGCTTATAGGCCATGACCAAAGCAACGCCTAAAGCAACAATGCCAGCCGTGATCAGCACTGCAGGGTTAAGGGCCATAGCCGCATTAACCAAAACAATGCTGGCAGCCATAACACCAAAAGCAGCCGCAACAGCTGTGATCAGTGTCGGGTTCTCCTGTGCCCAAGTAGCAAACGATTGCAGGACTGGCAAAGCCTTTTCAAGTATCGGCAACAGTGCAGCGCCCACACCTTCTTTTGCTTCACCAAGAGCAACGCCTAAACGCTTCATAGAGCCAGCCGCTGTGTTAGCGGAATCAGTAGCGGCACCACCAAAAGTGACAGCCATCTCGGCCATGACTTCTTCCATCGATGCGCCGTCTTTAATCATCTGGCGTAGCTCTGGCGACAGTTTCGCTAAGGCAGTCATGTTTCCGCCATACGCCTTTTCCATAGCCTTAGTCACTGTCTCAAGGCTCATGCCTTTAGCAGCTGCAATGTCCATAGACAAGTTGGCGGCTTTTTGCGCTTCGTCAATGTCCATAGTGGCGCGTACCAGCCCAGCCATTGCCGGGCGAAGCTCGTCATCCGTTACGCCTTTAAGTTTGCCCTGCTGAGTTATGTATGCCTCAACACCAGCAATCTGTGCATCAGTAGCTGCAGTGGTTTTTTGTAGCTGACGCGCCAGCATTGCTTGGGCTTGCTCATCTTCCATTGCACCCTTGACAGCATCACCAAGACCAGCAACTAAACCACCAAGCGCTACAGCTGCGTATTTGTTGGCTTTGCCTAGCGCGTACTTAGCCTTGGCTTGCGCGCCTTCTAAATCCTTAAAACCCTTTTCGGCTTCCTTCAATCCCTTCGGATTAAATTGCGTAACGATTGGTAGGTAGATAGCCATTAGCCAGATGTCCTTGCTTTTAGTGCTCGATTAGCGTCTGCGATAACTTCATCAACGGCTTTCATAATGTCAGCGGTGCCTTGCTCTGCAATAAAAGCACGTGAGCGCCACAAGCCGCGCTGGGGCCTGCCAAAAGTGTTAGTGAGCAAACGCGAAAAATCGCTGTTGTTTTTAGACCCTGCCTGGCTGAACATTGCGCCAGCTGCGTTCTTTTGCACCAACGTGACTAGCGGTGTGATGCCTTGACCACGTGCACGGCCACCCACCATGATTTGCACACCTTTGTCCACAGCAGTTTTGTTGTAGCCCAGCCTGCCTTTGTTGCCCCAACCACGAATCATGCTCACACCAATCTCTGACGGAAACTGCTTACGGCCTTCCTCAAGCATTGCCGGACTACTGGCCTTAATCTTGGCTGCAGCCTTAAAACGTGCTGACTTGTCCAACTTGCTTAGCTCTGACAATGCCTGCTTCAAGCCTGTAATTTCGGCGCTTGTTTCTAGGCTCATGCTTTGCGGCTTTCGTTTAACAGCTTAATCGTGGTGTTTAGATCAGCAATATCAAACTCTACAGCAGGTGGCCACCAGCCTGTGGCTACTAAGAGACTGGCTAGGGAATGGCGGTAGGTTCCGCTTGGGTAGGGTTTGCCGGATCATTATCCACCACTTCCAAAGTCACTAGGCGCTTAATGAAATCGTCAAGTACTACGGGCACTGTGATGCCAGCAACTTTAGATGACTCATACGCCATAAAAGCCAAGTCCTCAATGCTTATGCCTTGCTCACCTATGGTGCTTGACTTGCGCTTGTATTTGCGTTCCCACTGCACAATGACGTACAGACTGGTTTGCACTTGGTACGGGCCTTCGCCAGCATCCACTAAAAGGGTTAGTTTCATGTCGGGTTCCTTTGTTTATGGGGCTGTGATGTCTCGTGCGTATGTGCCGCCAATGAATGACGCGGTAATCATTGACAGTTCACCAACAGAGCCAGTAATTGGTGTGAAGTCCACCAGCTGCATATTGATGATTGTGTACTCAGGGTTAGATGCTGACTCTGTGGTGCCTGATGGTGAGATCACTAGCTGTGTGGTGCCTGTGCCCAAATTGGCGAACAATGTCGCCTCGACCTCGCCAGCGCCATAACTGAGATACATTTCTAGCTCTACCGATACGGTCTGCAGGCCTGGCACAAAGCGATGGCCAGTATCGCCAAAGGCTGTGCTTTCGAGACTGTCCACGCCAAGTGTGATAGTGGCGCTACGGCACTGGTCAGTCAAATCAACAGCTGCACCACCAGTGGTAGGCGCAAGGTTTACGGTTGGGTTAGTGAGGTAAGTGCTTGTGGCCACGTTGGTTCTCCTGTGTCAAACGGTGCCGGGTGCCGTATCTGTTTATA